CCATAGCCAATGCCAGCTCCAGAGCCTTTCGCTCCTTTGAAAAATGTACCAAACACAGGGTGGCGCTTGAAGGATGCCATGTGGTCCTCAGGAGTAACGCGAACTCCGGTCTCCTTATCGATGATCGGATCACCGGAAGCGTCCACAACGGTCAGAGTGCCATCAGGTTCGTGACGGAAAGAGCTGCCAACCTGCTCGGCCATCAGGTCGAAGAAAGACACACCATCGACAGCATCGGTGCGGCCACCAGCGCCATTGAAGACCTTCTCGAGGGCGTACTTCTTGCGGTAGTCAGCCAGGCCTGCTTCGGCGGCATCGGCACGACGAATAGCCTCTTGAGCCTGCGAAGAGTACTTGCTCTCCATGGCATCACGGACCTCGCCCCACTGAGCTTGCATACGAGCCGCTTCAGCAGCTTCTTCCTGGAGTTTCTGCCACTCGTCAGGATTGATCTCAGCGAAACGTTCAAGGTTTGCCTTGGTTTCCTTGAGGTCTTTTTCGTACTGCTTACGGGCCTCACGCTCAGCCTTGAGAGCCTTCAGCAGGTTCTCGGCTTCGGAGCGGGGCATCATTTCTTCACCGGCACTCGCGGATGCGGGAGCGGCTGCCTCAGATGCTGCATTCTCTGCAGATGCGTTGAGGTTTTCTTCGGACATGTTGTCTGCCAGGGATCACCCCTGGGCGATTGTTACGCAGCTAGTATGCCTATCAAGGGTTTGGCAGGCAGTCCTGGTCGTCCTCACTCCAGTAGTAGCCGTCGGGACAGGGGTCTTCTGGGTCGTACGCAATGCCCTCGTTAGGCCCCCAGAGTGGCTTCTGTTTCTTGCTGCAGTTATTCATGTCAGCGTTTTTGATGGTCATGTCAGCGGCTCCACTTTTGCTTGGGGCACAGGGCGTCAGGATCTCCGCCGACCCAGGTCTTGGCTTCCATAAAGCACCCGCACTCACTGCAGCGCTTGGAGTCCTTGATGAAGGCAGGGCACGCCTTGCAGGTATCGTAGCGCTCTTCACGGATCTCGGCCGAAACCTTGCCGTGACGCAATGCCTGGCCAGCAGTCCTCAGTAGCCCGCCAGCCATCTTTTTTGCTGAGGCCTTAACTTTCGGACTTCCGGATTGCATCTTAGCCATGAGCCTCTGGTGTCTCTCTTGGGGCCACGCCGAACAGGGGCCGCTGGGCGGAACCCCGTCAACAGAAAGCTCTTTTCTGATGTCCATTTTTGGGTCAAAGCTGGGCTAGGATACCGATCAGGTCTTAAGACGATAGTCGCTGGACGTTGTGTTGTAGTACATGGCTCCAGAAGCGACGCCACCAGTACCTGCGGCCGTGTCATCTGCGTATTCACCAATACCCAGGGCCGCCCTGACCGAGGCTCCCTGAAGATCACCAGGCTCCCACTGACTATTCGCGTTATCCCAAACTAGCACTTGGCCATCGGTGGGAGCGGTTGTCGAGGTGTCTACATCGGTAAGATCGTCAACACCCAGTTGAGCAGGCTTAAATTTCTGGTCTGTGTCGTTCCACTGCAAGACGTTACCATCGGAGAGGTTGCTCTCGACCTGCTCAACAACCAGTGTGGTGGGCGTGCCTGCGGCGAGCACAGTGTCACGCACAGCTTCGTAGTCATTCTGCGCTGGGACGTTGTTCTCGTCCGTCACACTAAAGATGTAGCGGCCGCCGCCGTCCTGGTAGGCCCAGCGACCCCACAGTACGAAGGACATGCTGCCGTTGAAGGTGAAGCGGTACTGAGCCAGGTTGAACCCGTTCCACTCAGGAGGTACCCAGGTCCCCGCAGGTGTGTTGTCTATGATAATCTCAGGCTTATCTATCCCGCCAAGACTCGCCTTAGTGCCGAAGCCCCACTGATCGGTTCCAATATCGGGCCAGCCAGTCGGCCAGGCCGAGTTGTAGTTCCGTGCGTCTGCGGTCCCCAGCGCGGTGTACACATCGACATCATCCTGGTCCTGGATACCTAATGATACGAATCCCTTCTCGCCATTAACGCTGCCGACAATCGTTTCAGGTTCCCACTGACTATTAGTATTATCCCAGACAAGCGCCTGGCCGTCGGTAGGAGGTACGGTAGTGGTGTCAACATCACCAACATTATCAAGACTGGCAACGGTCCCACCAGCAACAGATCCAGGCTCCCACTTACTGTTGGCATTGTCCCAGACAAGCGCCTGGCCATCGGTTGGGGCAACTGTCGTAGTATCTACGTCCGAAAGGCTGTCAATGCTAGTAACAGAGCCGCCCTCGTCTAGCACGTAGATCGTGCCGCTCATGTCAGCATGACTGGTGCACTGATAGTACAGTGTGGACGGAGCATCCATACGCACCTCCCAGACCAGGGTGCCGTTGCTAACGGCATTATTGGTGATACCGTCATTGTAAGCGGTACCGCCAGCTCCCTGAGTGCTCTGGATCTGAAAAGGGTGAGCACCCATTCCATTCGTGAATCTGTAAGTCTGACCCCTCATCACATAGACAGCAGGGTCGGTTTCGGTGCCCGCAAAGCCTGCACCCGCAAAGATGTAGTCAGTGGTTCCGTTCGCGGTCAGCGTCCATTCAATTTCACCGCTAACACCTCCAGGCTCCCACTGGCTGGCGGAGTTATTCCAGACCAGCGCCTGGCCATCCACAGGAGCTGCAGTCGTGGTATCGACGTCAGACAGGGCGTCAACAGAAAGATCACCGGGCTGCCACTCACCGTCAACGTTGTTCCAGATCAGCACTTGCCCGTCTGTAGGGGCGACCGTCGTGGTGTCAACGTCAGACAAGGCGTCGATGGACGTAGAAGCCAGGTCCGCCCCAGTCTGGGTTAGCACACCGCCTTCAACAACGTAGATGCCATTTTCATCTGTAGCGTAACAAATTTCCCCTTCTTTCAGGTCACCAGCCGCGATAGCCGTGTCAAGATTCGCCTTGCTTCCGCGAGCAATTCTGACGGGAACACGATTAGCTGGGGTGGCCATTTTGCGGACGCAATTTCTGCGTTAGTATTCCTAGAAGCTTCCCCCGTCAGGGCCGTCGTCCCCGCCAAGTTGCTCAGCAGGAAGGTCTACTCCAGCGCTGCTATCAATCGTAACGGTTGGGTCGGAGTCGTAAACCGTAATTACGGGTGCGCCAATTCCAACGGCGCCAGTGCTCAGCAAGTTTCCAGTAGCTTCATCATAAAAACTTACCCTAAATCCAGAGGTTGTCTTATTTTCGACCTCAAGCACATTCCAGCCAGCTTCTCCTGAGTGCAGCACGGAGTAATTCGTATTGGGCTGGGCGGTATCAAAAGTGAAGTCAATATAGCTGTCTGTGCTAGCAACGTAAACGTGCGCCGCCGAAGACATGCCTGCATGCGCGGTTGTAGAGCTGATGTTATTGCTGTCGATGTAAGCATGCGCAAAAGGAGCGACCGCTGTCGTGGCCGCTGATCCAGCGTCAAAATCGCCGCCACCGTAAACTCCGAAAACAAAACCCGCGTCTACTGTTCCTGTGTCAAAATCTCCCCCATCACCTCGGCCTCCGCCTCCTTCGCTGCTGATCGTGACATCACCCAGGCCGTTGGTAGGACTGATCGTTACGTTAGTGCCTGCGACAATGCTTGTAACGCCACCGCCGCCACTGCCGTCTCCTCCACCACCTGATACCTGGACCCAGTCGCTGGTGCCGATCGTATCCACGTCGATGGTGGCGACGCCAGTGCCAAAGACTTCGCTTAACGTAACCTGTTCTCCAGCCACATATCCGAAGCCGCTCGCCTTCAGCGTTACGGATGTAATGTTTCCAGATCCATCAGTTGCTACATCTACCGCTGCACCCGTTCCGCTGCCGCCAGTAACCGTTGCCGCTACAGTCGCCTGGCTAAGCTGAAATGCGTCTGTAGTTGTAGTAGAGGCAAAGTCAAAGGTCGCAACACCATCGCTTGCTGAAATGTAGTAAACGTAATAGCGGCCAGTGTCTGACTCGAACCACATGTCGCCCTCGGCTAGGGCTACACTATTGATCCCAACAGTAGGGGGCGTATCGCTAACGATTGCTCGAGCGGTAGCAGCGCCAGGGGCAAACCTGACGATACTGCCATCACCAGCCTTGGTGTAGATTGATACGCCGGTCGGCTCTATCCCCAGGACCAGTTCGCCCTGGGTGATCTCGTCCGTCCCGCCAGTTTGGATGGCCGCCTCAATGGTTGCCTGGCCGTCCGTGGAGTTCTTAAGTACAATGCGATCTGGAAAAACTGCCACGGACCAACATAAGCTAGGCTAGGGTTCCAAGTTAGGAGTGCAACAGCCTGTGCCGGTTTTCTCGCTACTAATAAGAACAGGATCGAAGGGCCCGCCATCCCAGTTGCATTGGGGGTCTCTGTAGAAATAACACTGAAGGCCACCACTACAGCCATTAAAGCCTGGTGTATTGACATTGTAAACAGCCATGCGGTTTCTCGCGAACGAAGGGTATGGAGTCTGATTGCCGTTGCAGTCAAAGGAGCCACAGTCTCCACCAGGTGAAACAATGGCCCAATCGATGGGGCCAACCGTCTCGATAGTTGAAAAGTTGTCTGGACCTGTTTGGAATATATTTTCGTATATTGTATAGCATTGTTCCTCTTCGCCACAGCACGTCTCAAGATCAGAGCACAGTTTTTGCCCTTCGCTGCATACTTCGCAAGTTGGATCCGGCTGGCAGGTACCGTCAGCCGCGCAGATCTCGCAATCAGGGCAGTCATCATGACAGTTGCAGTCGCAGTCTTTACAGTCTTCTGGAACGTCTGACATATCGCACTCTTCCCTGAATGTACAGTCAACCCCTCCAGCGGACAAGGTTCCGAGCACAGTGCAAATAAATCCGGGAGGGCATGCTGGTGGTGGGCCGGTAGTATCGCTACAGTAGGTTTTGGTTACGCAATCGCCCTTGCACGGGTCGCAGCTTGAGGCTGGCCGACACTGCTCTTGCGCGACCTGTAGTGCTGACTTGTTACCCAGGATGATATTTCCCCCGTACCCGGAGCCATTAACCGGATCGTACTTGCTACAGACTGTAATAGGACCGACAGTCTCTCCGCATGGGCATTCGTACGAATCAATGTGTGTGCATGTCGAGCAGGTACCAGGGGCAACCGCCACGCAGGCGCCAAACGTGCCAGACTCCGCGTTAATGTCACATTTACGACATTCGTCACACCCCACCTCCTCGCACCAGCATGGAGCGTCGTCTTTCGGCTCGCACGACTTACTGAAAAGGTCGCACTCGCTGCATTCGTTGCAACTGTTTTCGTCATTACATCCCATTAACGACTCCCCGTTAGCCGCAATGTACCCATCACAGAAGATGCTGCAGTTCGTTGGGTACGGAGGACACTCGCCACAGTAGCAATGCACTCCAGGCGTGAGGCTGGACGTGGAACCGAAACTACAGCACCGGTCTCCACAGCAGTCCTCTGGTCGAGGGGTGGGCGTGTCCCCGCAGTTTGGAGTCCCAGAGCACGAATTAGGCCCGCCAGAGTTGCAGGGAGAGTTGGGTTTGTTCGGGTCGCAATCTCCAGGGCCGTTCCACTGCCCGTTGTTACCTGGTCCCATGCGTTTACAACTGCCATTCACGCAGGCGTAGCCAGCAGGACACTGTGACGAACTCGTGCATCCGCCTGTGCCGCCGCCACCGCCACCGCCACCGCCGCCGCCGCCACCTCCGCCACCACCATCCGGTACATCGTTGTTCAGCGGCGCATTTCTCACTACATCGTTATACACGCCCGTATTCAAAAAGTCCTCAGCCTTGGCCGTGGCACCACTCCACCAGCTATCTAACCCCATTGCTCAACTAAGACTAGACTAGAGTGCCTATCGGCCGTTGATAGGATCGAAGGGGAGTCCAGTGTAGCTACTAACGACGTTGCCAGTAAAAACAGGAACCCAGCCCAGGACAGAGTTCACGGCAACACCGACATACATGGTAGCCCACCTGTTTCTGCCGGATTGCTGAGGATGAAAATAAACCTGACCCTCTCTCGTTGGCGGATCGACAACCACCTGCACCAAAACCCCGTCAACCGTCTTCAGGTAGCCCTCTCCCGGCTCTACTGGATGGGTCGTAATTCTTTGGTCAAGTACATGCAGGCGGGGTTTGGTGGGGCCTGCCACGATTCTCGGGCTATTTATTGCCATTACCTTACCCTGATATACCTGCGGCCGGTCGCGTCAGTGAGGTAAAGCTCAACTCCGCCAACCAAGTTGTTAAAATAGCCTACCATCTTGCTAGGGGTGACAGGGGTGTCCAGATACGCATTTACGTCAGGCCTGACCTGCAAAAGCTCAAGAGTAATATCGGAGTTCTCCGTAAGGGGCTGGGCTGTAAAGGAGTTTCTGTTAATAGCCATAACTAGAACTTGCTGTAGTAGACGCCGTTAGCGTGACTGAGTTCTACTTCTACACCTCTGGGTAAAGAAGTAAACCCAATAGGCTTGGTCTTGTATTCTTTTTTGTTGTAGGAAACGATTCCAGAGCCATCCCGATTCAACCTGACCCAGTAACCAGTAGCACTGCCCTCGAAGTCACCCTCGATGTAACTACCTTTCTCGCGACGCTCCAGCTCGAGCACCCGCTCTGCATTACTTTTCTGAGTAAGACTGTTAAGAAGATCCATCAGGCGGCACTGTAGAATCCGAATTGCTTGAGGTTCCAGTAGAAGGCGGCTTCGTTGCCGGCGGTAAGGGTCACGGGACTCGTTGTTTTGGCAACAGTGAAAAGGTCTCCGGCTGTTGCGATAGTTGGAGTGTAGACAGTGCCGACCGGGAATTGAAGGTCACCAGCGCCGATAGACGCATCGAGACCGGCTAGAGTCCCATTGAAGATCGTCAGGCCGTCGGACGCAGCGTAGCCGTAGCCAGGCTTGTTGAGGGTGACAACATAATCAGTCGCAGCTGCGCCAGAGTTCGTAACCTCAAGGTCGACGGTCATCCCAACACCCGAGCCTGTAGTTCCGTCGATGGGGATATTCGTGTAGGCGGCAGTCGTCGTAGTGGCACTTGCGGGTGCTGCGGTTACTGCTCCCAATGCCCGGACATTCCCGCTACTCCAGACCAGCGCAACGTGACTGAACTCAATAGCAGTCTCTCCTCCATCGTGAGCGAAGACGGTCGCTTTTTGGTTCAAAGCAACACCGCCGTCCGCATAGATGCCGACATCTCCGCTGACAAAATTAAGAGTAGCTCGGGCGTAACCCCCCGTCCCCAGGGGCACCTCTCCGGCAAGCAGTGTCGCGTCGGATCCAGAAACAGCAGGGTCATAATTATAGGCAGCTAGGTCGATCAGCCGCGCTTCAAAGTACTGGTCAACGTAGCGATCAGTAACGATGTTGGCAATCTCGATAGCTGAGACCTGGGAGGCAATTGTCATCTGGATTATGCTGATCGCCGTTAGGGTTCCTATGCAGTCGCAAACAGGTTAGCGTTTACGACCGTAGCGTTGCCTGTGACAAGTGTCCCAGCATATTCAACTGGAATGCTGCCAGTTCCGTCCGTAGACAGGAGTCCGCCAGCTGCTACGATGAAGCCAGTGCAGTAAGGAACGATAGCCATCTCAACGAGCCCAGAGAGGTCTGTAGGATTCGGCCTGGTAACTCCACCCTCGAAATATGTAAAGATAGATGTATCCAGCCAGAGATCTACGTCCACGACGAACGCAAAGCTTTCGCCAACTACGTCATTGTCAATAACAGGAGCACCATTGGGAGCTGAAAAAGTAAGGTCTCCAGTCCCAACGCTAGGATCAAGGCTAGCCAGTGTATCGTTGTCAATTATGATAACCTCGCCTTGCACGTAGCCAGTTCCATGATTCTCGATCGTAATGATGTAATCATCAGGACTCGCGCCATTGTTGATCACGCTAAGACTTACGACCATGCCAGAACCAGAACCGCTGCTGGTGGTCACAGGGATTCCGGTATAGGGATTGCTGGTGTTCGTGGCAGTTGTTGGTGCGGTAAGCGTGGTCGCTTGAGACGATGGAGGTGGGGCGGGCAGGCTGCCAGTCATGTCCGGCCTAGAGTTTCCGACCAGATTACTGCCCAAGTTCAGCGTGCCAGAAGAGAAGCCGTTCCAGATGCCGTTTGTTACGACAATGGCCTCGTCTTGAGTCACGCCCCAAGTACACGCATCCATGCGCATCGCCACGACCTGATTGTTGGCTGTGTCCACGTAGCGGAACGGCATCCCGGGATACCAGTCGGTAACGATTTCCGGCCTCATGGATTCTGCAATTTGCAGCCCGTAGGCGTCGCCCCTAACAAAACGCTTTAGGTATTCGGAGTAGTCAGCAACCCATAGAGCAATCACGAGAGGGTCTTCAGAGAGTAACGGGACCGGGATAGATTCTTCCAGGACATACTTGCCAGCTTCCGCTGGCGTATTCGTATATGAGTCAGTGCCAAGCAGGATCGTGGTAGACTTTTCTACGGTCTTCGTCGTGGCCGTGTTGACCGAGTCAGGCTTGACGTCCAAGGTCGTGGTACTAATTGACTCTCTCCTGACAGATGTCTTAATGCCATGCATGGCATCGATAGAGACGCCCGATGTTGGACCAACACCACGCGAGGTGACGCTGGTGTAGGTTGTGGTAAACTGAACGTTCGCGTTATTCTCCCGGTAGTACTCGGTGACTACCCTCTGAAACCGATAGAGTGGGCCAGCCTTGAGGTCGCCATTGAAGCCCACAGGGACTCCGTTCTGGATTCCCGCTCTCCACTCACCTGGGTTGTAGGCAGAAAAGACGGTCCTATAGGTGTCCTGGACAGTCATGATAAGTTCATTTGCGCCTGCGCCGTACGCATACGTGGTAACCTGCCTCCCAAGAATGGCGCTGTCTAGCCCGTAGTACTCACAGCCACCAGTAGGAAGGCATGGGGATGCGTATGTCGCAACACAGAAAGCGTACTTATCCGCGAAGTACCCTGGGTTAGCTTCGATCTCAGGCCCTACCGTTACCTTTTCTTGATATGAAACCTGCCCTCCGACTGCACCATAGACGGTCCTAGAGGTCTCCTGTCTCGTAGCCGGGAGGTAGGCGTTGGTCCGATTGGTCGTCCACAGGTCAGAGCAAAGAAAGTAATTCTCAGTACCACCCGGGACTACAATCTGCGAGCCAAGAGTCGGAGGAGAAAGCGTCTGTCCGCAAGAGTCGGTGACGCCAGGGAACCCCGGAATTTGTGTTACAGTGTCAGGCAGCTGCCGCTCGCCAGTAGGGGTGGGTTTCCTTACTCGGGTCCAGACAGTTGCTGGGTAGTTAAGGAAGTATTTTGAGGTTTCTATAACAGTGTCAATCTTGCCAGTATTATCGCCTGCGAGGATTGCCTCGGGTGCCTGGTACGATAGCTTGATTTCATCTGGGATGGCACCAGTTCCGGCAAGAGGTGAAACCGCAAGAGTGCTCTCTCCAAGCACCGATACCCAGGCTCCCGGCGCAATTCCAAAGGATGAATCAATCCCGAAGAACTTGCGGCTGCGCAGATTGCCAAAATTGTCCTGATACAGAATTCTGCCCGCTGAAGCATAGCTCGCGGAGCAGTTTTGCACTGTTTGCTGCGCTGGATCCAGAGGAACAGGAACAAGAGGCAGGATCGCACTGGCATCATCGGTAAGAAACGCCAGGGACAGTCTGCAGCCCAATTCTACGACCAGTTGCTCGCTCTCGACGTCATAAGAGACGCTCATGACGTATAGGAAGCCACGAGGATGCCTGTAGGCGTAACCGCCCGCTGCTATGTTAAGGGTGACAATAGTACCTCTCTTGAACCTGTTCCTGTCATAATCCTGAATGTCCGACCCTCCGGGCCTTTGTCCGAGCGTCAATGTCCCCGATGTCGTGATCAGTCCTCGATTAAACGCGGACGCATCACTGACCTCAAACGCAACCAGGCTAGAGGTGTAATTCTGCCCGCCAATAAAAAGCTGTGCGACGCGTGTTTTTTGTACAAGGTACCCCATGATCAGACCTCCTGCAGGCCGAAGCTGACCAGAGTTAGCTGTGGACTAATATAGGTATAACTCGGCGGTGTAACAAATACCGCATCAGTATAAACAGTAGGCCCCCAGGTCTGATCCGTGATACCACAGGCAGCTGTTAAGCCAGCCGCTCTATCTATATCCCAGCCCCGAAACATTGCATCAAAGTTCTCTGCATCTGCTCTCTGCATGAGTGTAGAGATCACCCACTGGTACTTCTGCCTATAGGCCGGTCCACCTAGGATGTTGGCGCCATTCACTGACAGGTCAAAACTGGCGGAGCTCACATAACTGCGAGGCATGGCATTGTCGCCAAAGTTGTCGATCTGGAAACTATACGCGGTCCCGCCAGCGGCCGTGTCCGTGTACGAGATACCGATTATGGGTCCGGCCATTAGGATTACTTAGCTGGGCTAGGATTCCGAAGCTTCCTTTGCGAAGGCTCTATACTTGGCCCGAACACCAGGTCCACCAGGAGGGAACACGGAGCCATTAAAAACTCTCTCTCTAAAGCGCTCAGAGACGGCCGCAAGGGCCTTGAACACCTCGTCGTACCACTCAGTCAAGACTTCCACCACATCGTCGCCCAGGCCGTGCCTGAGGGCGTGCGTGAGAGTTGCGTGCAGGTATGCGTTCAGGTTGCGCAGGTCCTGCTCCGACATCTCATCGTAATGCAGATCAGGAACCGTCGGCCCAGGTTCGTTCATAATTGCATCCAAGAGGATCTTGGCGTTGTCTACGGGGTCACCAAAAACGAACAAGGTCCTATAGCGTCTGATCAAGTATGCCTATCAACCGAGGCGACGGCGACGCAGGCGGGTCATCTCGACCATCATGTTATTAGCCGCCTGTACGGGGTTGGATGCCTGGATGGTAACTGTATTTTGAATGTTGTCACCCTGCCTGTTATTGATAGTTGAAATACTGCGAGAAATGGCGTTACCTGGATTGAGGTTCCTAGGCATGTTGACCTGAGCCTGCTCCCCAGCCTTAATACCTTTCCAGATGTGGGCAGGGATAACGGTGCCGGAGGAAGGTGCTCTCCACTGTCCCCAGGCCGGAACCTTGATTTCGGTCATTCTGCCAGAGGCGCTCATAAAGCCTTCCGTACCTAGCTCGTTGACAGTGTAGGTAGTACCCCCAGAAACAGAGCCACCAGCGAAGCGGGCCTCGGGTCCGTTACTGCTTCCAGCGCTTGCCGAAGCTGCCTTTTGAGCGCTTGCCGCAGCTGCCTTTTGAGCGCTTTCCAACTCGCGCTTAATCTGCCTGACCTTCGTGAGCTGGCGCTCAAGGGCTCCATCTGTCACGTCGTCAACCTCGTTACCGAATTCTCGTTCTGCACTAGTCTTGTCGTAGGTGGCATCTTCAATTTCCTTGACCTTTTTAAGCTGTTGATCGTAAGAAGACTCCAGCGCTTCAATCTGACTTTTGGCGTCTTCTATAACGTCTTTACGTTTCTTCTTCTCTTCTTCTAGGCCCTTCATAACGCTTTTGATTTGCTCGTCTCTGGCTCGCTTTAGGTCCTTGACGCCCTGCTGCTCTGCCTCTTGCTCCGCGCGTTTATTGCTCGCCAGCAGTCTTATTGCCGCATTTAGGTCGTTCATGGTATTTTGCTGCAACTCAGCTAACTGTTGGGCCCGAGCCTTCTCCTCTTCATCAAGCTTCCTCCTCTCTTCGGCTTGCTCTCTCTCCTTTTCAGCCTTTTCGGCCATGAGCCTCCTCATCGAGGCAGCATGGCTTATCTCGAGGCTTCTGCGCTTGGTCTCGTTTTGCATTACCTCGATCTGTGCTCTCAACTCTTGCCTACGCATTAAATCGGTTTCCTGCGCGATTTTCAGGCGCAGGTCCTGAATTTTCATGAGATTAAGTTTTTCCTGCTCTGGGCCGGAGTCGAGCCTTTTCATCCTTACACTATGGGAAAAGCGAAGCCTGCTAATCCTTTCCTCGATCTGGCTCATCTCCTCCTCGTGAACCTTGGTCATCTCTGCCCTTGCCTTGGCATAGTAATCTTTAACCGCAGTTAGCCTTAAGCCGAAGCTTGCTTTAACCTCCTCTTTCTGTTGATTCAGAGCCCTAATTTCGTCATCAATTGCACGAATTGACGCCTCTGACGCATCCTTAACGCTCTGGATCTTGTCTTCGTAAAGGCTCTTGATTGCGGCCTTCTGCTCGTTTAGTTTTTCGATAGCAGCGTCGATCGCCTTAATTTCCTCATCCTTGACTTTGTTGATACTATCAATTTTTTCTTGCATCACGGCTTTATGCTGCTCAAGTTGTGCTTTCCTTTTCTCCAGCATGGTGTTTAATGCGACCTCTTCCGCTTCCACTTCTGTTGCGAGGGCTTTCTTCTTTGCTTCTAACCTGCGTTGCTGTAGTTCATCAACCTTTCTGTGATACTCCTCTTGAGACAAGGTGCCAGCCGCAAGCTGATTGTCTAGGTTTTTCATTTCGTCGTTGTACTTCTCCAGCTCGGTCTTGGCTCCCGTAGTTTCGTCGCTAAGCCTTGTCATATTATCGACCATTTTCTCGAAATTGGTATTTATGCCATTAAGTCCTTCTTCCATGCCGTTGAGGATATTCCCAATGCCAGGGATTTTTTTAATAGAGTTGTACAGCTTCCCGACCAGCTCAATGATGTTGTTAAGAGCCTGCATAAATACCTGAAAGGCCACAAGAACCGTATTGACAGCCATCTTGAGGTTGGTTCCGATGAGCTTGCCAAAAAACTGAAACGCGCTCTGGATGCCAGGCATTTCGGCACTAATTTTCGTAAAGACCTGAACGAAAGCGGCATATATCTTCAGCAATTCCTTGCCCAGTGGTGCCAAGGCCTTGCCTACTCCCTCTAAGCCGATCGAGGTCAAGGTTTGCATCTTTGCATTAAACTGGTTAAGGGTCATTCCACCCTTTTCACCAAGATTTTCGATGGCTTGCTGAGTGTCACCGATCGAGCGCAAGAATTTTATGCGGATCTCTTCGTTAATTGCCTCAAACGCCTCGAGGAAGACGCCTGAGGTAATTTCGCCATTTGACATTGCCTTTTCAAAGTCTTCGATCCCCTTGTTCACTGCAAGCCAATTTTTTAGCTGACCTCGGAGTCCACCATCTAATTCGGCAAACTGCTGGTTAAGTTCTTCGCCCTGCAGTTTTCCTTTACCCATGACCTGAGCAAAGGCTTCGATATATCGGCCGGCTTGCTCCGTGTTAAGACCAAGCATGGTCGTTCTTGCGGAGATGGACTTAATCGCACCCTCCGTATCTTTAAGGGTACCCCCTGACTCAAGAATTGCGGGACCAAGCCTTTTGAACGCGCCCTCAACCTTGCGCAACGAAACGCCATAGCTCAATGCAATTGCCTTTGAAGCTGCCAAGATGTCGTTCTGAGCGGCAGCGCTCATGCCTAGACCATCAAAGCTAAGCTTCAGAGACTGGATGTCTTTGGCTCGACCCGTGAGTGCGCCCATAGCTCCGGTCAAGGCAGTCAGGCTGGCTACAACGGCAGTAATGATCCCGAAAGAGGCTTGAATGGCCTTGCCTGCGCTTGAAACTTTTGCACCGAAAGATTGGGTAGCAGCTCCTGCTTTTTTGACGTCAGCAGAAAGATTTTTAACCAGGTTCTTCTGGTTGACCCAGTCCTGGTTGATCTTTGTAACTAACTGGCCTTGCTTGTTTAGCTCTAGGTTGAACTGGCTCATCATAGAAAGCTTTTGGCTTTCATCTCTCAACTGCCCCTTGAGGGAGGATAGCGTGGTTACTTTTCTGAGCACACCTTCAAGCTTTGTTGTTTCAGCAGTAACAAGAGCCTGGGCTGCGGCGTTGTCTCTGTAACTTTTGCTATGAGTTTTCAGGGTAAGTGCTTGCTGCTTAAGAGCAGCAAGTTTATCGTTTTGAACTGCTATCTCTCTCTTGACGGCCAGGGCGGACTCGCCCTGAATCCTTACCATCTTCTTGTAGTCGCTGATCATCGGATCAAGTGCGCTAGCCGCCAGAGTTCTTATCTCTTTGATTTGACCGGTCGCGCTATTTGTTTTATATGAGACGTTTACCGAGACCTCTGGATTGCTCTGTCCTAGTATTTTTGCAGCTTTTGAGTTTAGGTTGTTAAGAACTTTTTCATTGCCCTGCTCGGCCGCCGCAGCAGCCTTTTTTACCAAGCCTTCGATCTGAGCTTCTGCCTTAGTTGCCGACTGACGATCAACCTTGGGAACGATGAAGAAATTAGCGCCCTTAATGACGTCAGACATGCAGAAGCCTTATTGCTGGTTTTAGAATTCCAAGAAAAAAGAGCCCCGTAGGGCTCTTGGTGGTTTTTGCCGTAAGTATTGCGGTTACGGACTTCAGGCGACGGATGCAACGCGTGCGGTGGCAACACCAGAGCCAGCAGTTTCGCTGATTGTGACGATGTTCCCGACGGAGTATCCTGAGCCAGGGGTGGTGATGGTAACCGCTGTAACATCGCCAGAACCATCGGTATCGACAGTGGCGTCTGCAGCAGTACCGCTTCCCCCTGTGAGATCGACCGCGAGGCCAGTCTGAGAAGCCGCAAAGGGCGTAGACGTGGCCAGGGTGTCGACGGAGGCAATACCTCCAGTCAGCTAACTCTGGAGGGTCAGGTGGTAAGGACCGTAGCCGGTCAGGGTGCATTCCCAGGACACAATGCTGGTCACCTCGTTGGACTCGGTGTAGCCGGTCAGGGTGCCGTAACCGACGATTTGCTCGGTGGTGCCAGTAGGGCCAACACGCTTGAAGGCAACACGCAGGCCGTCAGCCACGGTGTTCTGCTCAGTAAGGCGCAGGATCTTATAGCCAGCGTCACCGAAGTTAGCGATACCAGCCAGGGAGATGCTGAAGCTCTTGGTGGTAGCCACGGACTGGTTGTAGCCAGAGGTCTCGTCGTCGTAGGTGTAGACGTCCTCAGTTCCCGTGTCGGTCTCCAGGGCCGCGTTGGTCAAGCCAGACAGACGAACAGCGTCGTCCGTGCCGTCCATAGCGAAGGCTACGGAGTTCACCGTGAAGACACCGTTGGAATATGCCACGGTGTGGGCAGTATCGACAGGGGTAACGGTGTCGACAGTGGGGGTTGCGGAAAAATCGGTAATCAGAGCGTTCTGAACAGGAACGATGTAAAAATC